TACGTTGAGCGGGGCCGTGTCGATTGCCGATGCGACCACGCCGAGCCTCACGACCGCCACGGGTAAGACGAACACCGGCTTTGTCACAGTGCTTGGCAAAACGTCAGGCGGGCTGAAGCTGTTCACCGCCGACGCGACGGGCCAGACGGTCACGGTGGCCCCGATCGCGCAGACCGTAGGGGCCACCACGTTGTCGATTCCCGACATGGCCGGCGCGAACGATACCTTTGTCTTTCAGGCCAAAGCGCAGACGCTGACGGGCAAGATCGGCTCCGACAACAAGTACATCGCCGCCGTCACATACGACAACACGACGACACTCGCGACCATTACGGGCCTCTCGTGGACCGTGGTCGCTGGCGCGACGTATCAGTACGAACTGGTCCTCCCGACGACCCAGACGACCGTGGGTGGCCTCAAAGTGGCCTTCACGCTGACGACCGCCACGTTGACCGCCATGCGGTACATCACGTACCAGACGACCAACACCGACAACACCGGCGCCGTGTCCGCGACGGGCACGACGACGACCAGTGCCACCGCGATGGTGGATAACAAGACAGCGGCCTACACGCAGACCCGGATCTACGGCACGTTCGTCGTGGGGACCGGGGGCACGTTTGTGTTCCAGGCCGCGCAGAATACCGGGGCGAGTGCGGGCGACGTGACGACGCTGCTGGTCGGTGGGTACTGTCTCTTCCAGCGCATTCTCTAACGGCGGGAGGCCCTGATGTCTCTGGTCCAGAACCTCCCGTACAACCGGGCGCTGGCGATTACCAAAAGCGACAGCGTGAACTATGACGGGACCACGTATAGCGCATCGGCGTCCGGCAAGGCGATTCCGGCGGACGCCATTTACGTCGGCGGCGCCGGGATCGTCGTCGCGGTGTTCGAAGATGGCTCGACGTGTAACTTCACGGCGGTGGCGGGTGAACTGCTGCCGCTGAAAACCATCCGGGTGAACTCGACCACGACCACCGCCACGCTGATGGTGGCGCTGTATACGGTATGAGCCGGACCATCACGGCCCGCGCGATCATCGCGGACGCGCTCTTCGCCATTACCGTCCTGGGTGAAGGCGAATCGCTGCCGGCGCCTGAAGGCCAGCTCGGGCTGCGCCTGCTCAACGACTTGGTGGACAGCTACGCCACCCAAGCGTTGACGATGCTCACGGTGGATCGTGTCACCCACCTGATCACGGCGAACCAGGCGACCTACACGATCGGGCCAACCAGTGCGGACATCACGCTCGCGCGACCCGTGACGATCGACAGCGCGGGTGTGGTCCTCAACTTCGGGACCAGCACCGAAAACGAAATCCCGCTGCTGTTCCTCACCGATGACGCCTACGCGGCGATTCGGACGAAGACGCTCACGAATGCGATCCCGACGCAGATCTACTACAGCCCGACGATTGCGGACGATAACGGCACGATCCTGCTCTATCCAGAGCCGACCGACGCAGGGAACTACCTCGCGCTCTACATCGCGACCCAGGTCGATCAGTTTACTGACCTGAACACCAGTGTGATTCTCGCGCCGGGCTACGCGCGGGCCTTGAAATACAACCTGGCGATGGAGTTCCTGCCGTACTTCGGGCGGCCAGTCGATCCAACGCTTCGGGAAGCGGCGATCGCCTCGTTGAAAGACGTGAAGCGCACAAACGTGAAGGTGTCCGATCTGTCGCTCGATCCGGGTATTACGGGCGGGACGTTCCAGAGTGGTTGGTACAACATCAACACGGATCAGCCCTGATGTCGAATCCTCGTTGTGGGGGCACCTTTGACCCAGCCTCGGATTACAACCTCACGGGCGCGATTGACTTCACGCACACGCCCACGGTGAATGGCGTGGCCATTGGGACTGGCGGCTCGTCGATTTTACATCAGACGAAGGTGACGATCACACACGACAATATCCTGACCATCCCGACCGCGCCGGTCACGTTAGTGGCGGCGCCTGGGTCCGCCAAGATGGTCATCTTGCTGACGGCATTCGTACAGACCAATGTGACTGGTGGCGACTACACAGGCATCAGCGATACTGACCCGTTCCTGTTTGTGGGGTACGCATCGGGCAATCGCTCAAGCGACAACCTCTATGCGGTCATTGTGCTCACGAGCCAGAACAGTCTGACGCCCATCGCCGTGTTCTCGCCGGGGCATGATCTCGATGTGGGTTCATCGCCACCGCCTGGGCCGAATCCTGCGCCCGATTTTTTCTCCACTCGGATCTTGCCGACCGTGGATGGTGGGCCGGGAGGCTATCTCAATAAGGCGCTCACGATCTCCACTGGGCAACTCCTCAATTACACCGGAGGGAATGTTGCCAACTCCATGACGGTCTCAGTGGCGTACCTCATTTACGATACAGCGATAGGCGTATACATCTAATGGCGACCATCCCGCAAGTGGTCGGCCCCTCGGGGATGGTCTATAGCCGCAACGCCGACGCGGAGCGGACGATCAACTGGTTTGTCGAATCGCCGGACGGCGGCGCAAAAGGACGGAATCCGCAAGGGCAACTCGTGCCGCGGCCCGGCCTCGCTCCAGGCTGGACGCTCAGCGCCGGCCCTGTTCGCGGCATTTTCGGCCAGAACGGACGCGCGTTTGCGGTGGGCGGGAACAGCTTCGAGGAATTGTTGCCCTCGCGCAAGACCACGGTGCTTGGCACGGTGGGGAGTCTCGAAACCTCCCCCGTGGCGTTCGCCTCGTCAGGGACGCAGAGTAATCAACTCGCGCTGACGAGTGCCGGACAGCTCTACGTGCTGGACTTGACGACGAACGTGCTGACACACGTCACGTCGATCAACTTCATGCAGCCGTGCCAGACGATTGTGTTCTTTGACTCGACGTTCATCGTCCTGCGTGGGGGGACACGGCAGATTTACTACTCGGCGCTGCTCGATGCCACGAGTTGGGATCCGCTGCAGGTGGAGGAAGTGTCGCTCTTCTCGGACAATCTGGTGCAGATGGCGACGAGCCACGAGACGATTTGGCTCTTCGGCTCGCAGCACTCGATTCCCTACATCGACACCGGCGATGCGGACATTCCGTTTCAGCCCGTGTCGGAAACTGTGGTGGAGTGGGGCGTGAGTGCCCCGTGGTCCGTGGCCTCACTCGACAACACGCTGTTTGCACTGACGGGCAATCAGAACGGCCGCGATCAGGTGATGAAGATCAACGGCTACAACTTCCAGCGCGTCTCGAGCTTCAGCAGCGAAATCTTCTTCAACCGCGCGGAAGGGATGGACCAGTCGATTGGCTGGACCTACACCGAAGCGGGGCACAGTTTCTATCAGGTCTACGCCCCGCAGATGCAGACCTCATGGACGTATGACGTGAGCACGGACCTGTGGTGTGAGCGCTCGCAGTGGAGTCCGACACTGCGGCGGCACTTCCCGCATCTCGGGCGCTGTCATGCGTTTGCATTCGGACGACATCTGGTGGGGGATCGGCAGAGCGGGACGATCTACGAGCAGAGCCTGACGTTCACGACAGACCGGATCGCGCAGGGGACGGGCCTGTGACGGGTCCGGTGGTAACCATGACCAAGTGGGAGTACTGGCGAGATTGGCTGATTGTCGGCGCGGTGAGTCTCGCGCTGGCCCGGTGGCTGCTCGTCCAGCCGATCGTGACCGCGTGTAGTGGACGGTAGATGGCCCTCAATCTCGCCACTGCGTCAGATTACCTGGTGAGGACGACGGGTCTGGTCAACTGCACGACGGGTCCCTCGACCACGATGCTGTGGGTGAAACAGGCGACGACCGCGGCGGGCTATCGCACCTTCTGGATGCAGCTCGATGCCCCCGGCACATATCTGGACTGGTGCGGCGTGTTCGGGCATGGCACGCTCGGCCATGATGTCTATGGGTCGTGTGCGACCGGCGGCGTGGCGGTTGAAACCACGCCCACCATACGGACGCTCGATACCTGGAATCACGTCACGATTATTCGGAGCGCCGCCAGTAGCACGCTCATCCTGATCAGCGGTAAACAGCAGGGCGCGATTGTGAAGGACCTGACCGCCGCGACTCTCGCGCAGGAATACCTCGGCAATGACACGTTTAGTGAGGGGAACGTCGCCATCGCCTACGCGCGACAGTGGTCGGCGGAACTCAGCCTGGACGAAGTCGCCATCGAGATGCAGGCCACCAGTGCCGTCCGCACGGCGAACCTCTGGGGCGATTGGCCCTTCACCTCCACCATCCTCGATACCAGTGGGAATGGGCGAAACTGGACCCAGGTGGGCAGCGCGACGTTTGTGGCGGGGCCGAGTTTTCCCGGCAACAACTCGGCAGCGACGGCGACCGCGCTCACATCGCCCGCTGGCCAGAG